AAAATACAAAAGAGACATCAGACTTTCCTGATGGACCACCGTGTCTACAAACAATTGCAAAACAAGGAGCAGTATCTGAAGGTGGTCGTAATAATTATTTATATAACATTGGTGTGTATTTAAAAAAGGTTGACCCAACAGGTTGGGAAAATAAAATAGATAGTTACAATACAGAAAAATTTGTAAGTCCACCAATAAAACGAGATGAAGTGACCAAAACAATTAGTTCACTTAATAAAAAAGATTATGATTACAAATGCAAAGATTCTCCAATATGTGATTTTTGTAATGACAAACTTTGTTTTACAAGAAAGTTTGGTAAACTAGGATCACCTGATATTGATGTGACTGGAATTAGAATGTTAGATTCTGATCCTCCTATTTATTTTGTAACCGCAGATGGTGAGACTATGGAGTGTGACCCAGATACATTACATGATCCAGATAAGTTTTCTAAACATGCCATGATACATATTCGTAAAACATTATTATCAACAAATAAAATGATGTGGAAGAAACGAGTAAATAAATTATTAGCAGAGATGGATGATCCTATTCCAGCACCAGATGATATGCGTATTGATGTGATCTTACAGACTGCACTCACAGACTTTGTAAGCAAGAATGGAAAAGAATTAGAAGACGTCATGAAAAGAAAAGCATTCACAGAGAATGGTCACAGTTGGTTTAAGTTTAAAGACTTTTGGAGATTTTTAATGGCCACTAAACAATGGCAAGACAAGACATATAATCAACATAAAACTTTACGTTTAATACAGACGCTTTTTCAAGCAGAGTCTGTTGTTAAAAAGATCGGTGAAGAAAGTGTAAAAGTTTGGCAGGTCAAAGGACTCGAACTTAAAAAAACAATCGTACGAAAAAATAAAAAGAAGAAAGCTGATTTTGAGTTATGAGAACGATTATCCCAGGACCTCCAGGCACCGGCAAAACACATACCTTAGTTAATAAGTATCTACATCATGAGTTATTTAATCTTAAAACTGATCCTAAGAAAATAGCTTACATTACTTTTAGTAAGGCAGCGACGAAAGAAGCTCGATCAAGAATTACGCAAAGGTTTCCAGGTTTTGAATTTGATTACATTTCAACCATGCACGCTATGGGTACTAGAGCGTTAGACATTGATACATCAACACAATTATTAAATGGAAAAAACTGGAATGGTTTTAAAAATTTTTCTGTGGTGTGTAAAGATATGTCTTTTGAAAATCATGAATCTGAGTCTGGATATAGAAACTATAAAAATCAATACATGAAAATTATTGAGTATGCGAGAGCAAAACGAATTGACGTACTCGAGTCAGCAACAGAATTAGAATTGGATATTCATATTGATGACAATTTACTTTTACAAATTGAACAAGATTTAAAAGACTATAAAGAGTTTTACAACATGTACGAGTTTTCTGACATGTTGAACAAGTTTGTTGAGAAAGACTTATCACCGTCCCTCGATGTGGTTTTTCTCGATGAAGCCCAAGATCTGAATCCTTTGCAATGGAAAATGTTCTATTACATTGAGGCCCAGTGTAAAAGATCTTACATTGCAGGGGATGACGATCAGGCCATCTACGCATTTCAAGGTGCGTCTCCTTCTGAATTTATAAACCTTCGTGGTGTTATTGATGCACAGACTCAGTCTGTGAGAGTGCCAAGAGCAGTGCATAAAGTTGCGCTGTCAATCTTAGAGCATATCGAAGAACGTTTAGAAAAGCAATGGCAACCTAGAGAGGAAGAAGGTCAAGTGATTGATCATTTAGATTTACCTGACATTGATCTTAGCGAAGGTGATTGGTTGATTTTAACCAGGACCAACGATCAAATGAAACCTATTGTTGAACATCTTCATGATACCGGACATCGGTTTAACTGTAAGTTTAATGATTTATTGCCTAATGATTTACTAGAAGCAATTAATATTTGGGATCGTTTAAACAAAGGTGCAAGTATTAGTGGTGAGGAAGTTGAACTTCTTTATAGTTTTTTAACTAAAAAAGATATCAAACATGGTTTCAAAGGTAAAGCGTATAATCAAATTGATTCGGTTGATTTGAATCAATTACGACATCAACATGGTTTACTCGCTTCTGGAGATTGGACGATTTTAAATATGTCTGATGCACAATATACATACATTGAGAGTCTAGTGGCGAGCGGCGAGGATCTAAATAAACCTGCACGCATAAAAGTTTCAACAATACATTCTGTTAAGGGAGAAGAATGTGACAACGTTATTTTATTTACAGATCTAGAAAATATTATTTACGAAGCTGCTCAAGTAAATAAAGACACAGAACATCGTTTGTTCTTTGTTGGTGTGACCCGAGCAAAAAATAAATTGTATATTACGAATCAAGGTTCGGAATATCAATACAACATTGGAGAAGATATATGACAAACAAATCTTTTTTTGAAGAGGCAGACAAAAAACAAATAGGAGGAGATCATTACAAATTAAAGATTCAACCCTATCATTTTATCATGGAGAATAGGTTGAATTTTTTTCAGGGTAATGTAATTAAGTATGTAGTGAGATATTTGAAGAAAGATCAAATAAAAGACTTAAATAAAATAATTCATTATTGTGAATTAGAAATAGATAGATTGCGAAAGGAATGGGATAAGTAATTGTTTCAAGCACAAACAGAATGGATTTGTCCTGAAAATTTTCCAGATTTATCTGGCTATCAATACGTTGCGATTGATTTAGAAACAAGAGATCCAAATTTAAAAACAAGAGGTTCTGGTTCTGTTATTGGCCAAGGAGAAATTATTGGTGTTGCTGTAGCTGTTGAAGGCTGGTCAGGGTATTATCCGATTGGTCATCGTGAAGGCAACATGGACAAAAGAAAAGTTTTAGAGTGGATTACAAAAGTTTGTGCAAATGATAATACAAAAATTTTTCATAATGCAATGTATGATGTATGTTGGTTAAAAGCATATGGCATTAAGATAAATGGTTTTATTATTGATACCATGGTGATGCTATCTTTGATTGATGAGAATAGAAGATGGTATTCATTAAACAGTGCGTCGTATGATTATCTTGGAGAAGTTAAAAGTGAACAATCTTTAAGAGAAGCAGCGGAAGCTGCAGGCGTTGATGCAAAATCAGAAATGTATAAACTTCCAGCGATGTATGTTGGATCGTATGCAGAAAAAGATGCAGAACTTACATTAGAATTATTTAGAGTCTTATCAAGAGAAATACAAAAACAAAATTTACAAAACGTATTTGACCTGGAGACAAACTTATTTCCGTGTTTAGTTGAGATGAGATTTAAGGGCGTTCGGGTGGATGTTGAACAAGCTCATACATTGAAACAAAAGCTAGTTTCACAAGAAGAAGAGTTATTGCTGCAAGTAAAAAAAGAGACAGGCATAGAAACCCAAATATGGGCTGCCAGATCGATTGCCAAAGTTTTTGACAAACTCGAATTAGATTATTTGAGAACAGAAAAAACTCAGTCACCGTCTTTTACCAAAAATTTTTTGCAAGAACATAAACATCCTTTAGTTCAGAAGATAGCAAAAGCCAGAGAAATAAACAAGGCACATACCACATTTATTGACACCATATTAAAACATGAACACAAAGGTAGGATTCATGCGGATATCAACCCAATTAAATCTGACCAGGGTGGAACAGTGACAGGACGATTTAGTTATTCAAATCCAAACTTACAACAAATTCCTGCAAGAAATAAAGATTTAGGTCCTATGATTAGAGGTTTATTTATTCCTGAAAAAGATCACACTTGGGGATGCTTTGATTATTCACAACAAGAACCAAGACTGGTTGTGCATTATGCAGCAACGACTGAACCTATTTGTTTTAATGATTCTGTAACTAAGATTGTAGAAAAATTTAAAGATGACTCTGTGGACTTTCACCAAACTGTAGCTGACATGGCAAACATCTCCAGATCACAAGCTAAAACAATTAACCTAGGATTATTTTATGGTATGGGTAAAGCTAAGTTACAAGCAGAATTAGGATTAAACACGAAGCAAGAAGCTGAAAACTTATTTAATCAATACCATGATAATGTTCCGTTTGTAAGAGAGTTAATGAATAGAACATCTTCGTTTGCACAAACATCAGGATCAATCGGAACTTTACTGGGTCGTAAATGCAGGTTTGATAAATGGGAACCTGCAACATTTGGTATGCACACACCTATGACTTTAGAAGAAGCAGAGAGAACATATGGCCGTGGAAGGATTAGAAGAGCCTTTACATACAAAGCTTTAAATAAACTTATTCAAGGATCTGCAGCAGACATGACAAAGAAAGCGATGTTAGATTTATATCAAGAAGGAATTATACCTCACATACAAATTCATGATGAATTAGATCTATCGATTGAGTCGCAGGAACAAGCTAAAAAGATTATTGAGATCATGGAAAATGCTGTTAAATTAACAATCCCCAACAAAGTCGACTATGAGTCAGGCAAAACCTGGGGAGAGATAAATGGATAAACTATGGCGTACCTTAATGCAAATATTCCACCGATTTACTGTAAGATCAGGACAGAGTATTTATACGATATGGACCAAAAGAAACGCGGTGAAAGAGAATGCGTTATCTTCGGTGTCACAAGTATTATTAGTCGTTCGCTTTTATTTAATATTATGTTACCGAACGGGGCATGCTTTTGGCGTTTGCCTATCAGCGCGTTTTTCCAAAAACGTTTTTCTAGATCCCAAGTGCCTGATATGCCGCTCCAAGACCTACAGTTGTGGAACTGTTTTAGTTATTACCCTAGTGTGCATCGCTTTGATTGGATGGATGGTCTAGACGGTAAGTTTAGAGGAAAAGATAAAAAATTTTATCATGGAAATTATTTATTTACTATTGATTGGGCCCATCCTGATAATAACATACTTAACACTGAGCACTCTGAGATTCCCCAAGAACATAAGTGCGCTCATATTCTCGAACTTAAAAATGGTAATTATGCGGCTCAGCCTAATAATCGCTGTCTGTGGCATGTTAATTCTTACACGACTGATAAAGATTGGCCGGATTACAAAGTCCAAACTACAGTCTGGGATTGCGAAGATGACGCGTGGGTGACAGAAGATTCTGATAATATGTTCTACGATCTAGAACCAAATAAGCCTTCTCAAGAAGATTAAAATCATATATAAAACTTAGCGAGAGGGACCATGAAGAAACTATTAACGCTATTGGTGTGTATATTTTATGCTACAACAGCTTATTCAGATATTACGCAAGAAAATGTCAGCGGTGGCAACACTTCTATTCAAGGTGGTTATACGACATCAACTACTTATGAATCTGGCTCTTCTAGTGCTAGCACTACTACTAATAATACTACTAGTAATATACGTTCTGCTCCTCCAACTGCCTCTGCGCCTGGTCTAACCCCTTCTGGAATAGATGTATGTTCAGTATCAGCCAGCGCTGGAGTTCAAACGTTTGGTTTGGGTTTATCTGGTGGAAAAAGTTTTAGAGACAAAAATTGTGAGAGAATAAAATTATCAAGAGAGCTTAGAGCAAACGGTATGAATGTTGCAGCGGTTGCACTCCTCTGTCAAGATCCGCGCGTTTTTCAAAGCATGGAAATGGCAGGAACCCCATGCCCGATTGATGGTAAGATTGGTAAGCAAGCAAAAGCACAATGGAAAAAATACGGCAAACTTCGACCCGACTACGACATATAC